CTGGCTGTCTTACCTTCAGTCTTGGTCATGGTGGCGTTCCTTCCAGGGAATCAGGTGACGTCAACATCACCAGCCTGCCATGACCGCCTCTCTCAGTGAATTTGCAGAACCTTCAGCACACTACCCCCTGCTGCTGGGCGTGGCACATGACACGACCTAGCGCAGGCACCTATAACGCGGGGTAGAGAAGCGGTTATCTCGCCAGCCTCATAAGCTGGAAATCATGGGTTCGAATCCCATCCCCGACACCAATTGGCAGTTCTAGGGTCTGACCCGCGACATCGCCTCGCTGACCGGCTTCGGTCCTGCGGTGGCTGCCAACCTATACCTTGCGAGTTGTCCGTGGTTCGTCATGGGCATCTTCGTCGGGATGGCCACCTGCCACGTAAGGCAGCGTACCGTCTGCAGCGGTCGGCCATCCCATCCACAAGACCAGACACGCTTAGCAATAGCGCACCCCGTCTGGTTACTCATATGACGCGCTTGCAAGGGGTTGGCGATCTACGCCAACGCGGGATCCATTCCGCCTTCGTGTCGTCTACCTCATTGCCGCAGCGCGCCTCCTCTCGCGACGTGGCAATCATGCGCCCGGTTGAAGCTGTCGATGGTGTCCGGCATCCCTGCTGCCATTGGAGGACAGATTATGCCGAATATGAGAAATGCGATGACTCTGCATAATCGTAAACGTCCGCATTAGACCCGCGGACGGTCACTTCAAAATGCTTCTTCTGGTCATAGTCATAACCGCTATACTTCCCATCGCCTTTGCTTCTTAGTTCAATGTGAGATCTCGTTCCATAATGGTAAGCGTTGGGAAGGGTTCCACCAAAATGGCATCTTTCCTCATAGTCGTACCCGTCGAGTTTGTCTCCGGATACACTCACGCTAACTTTCACAAATCGAGACAATCTGTAGTCGTAGACTGAAGAGACGTCGCTACCTTTATTGTGGCCTATAGCCATTGCCGCCACGGCGGCCCTTACATTTGGCTTCATTTTATCTACCTTGAATTCCGGATTGTTACATTAGATTAGCTTCCACGATGAAGACAAGACGACCACAAGCGATGCGGAGATAGACCACAAACAAATGAGTGCGCGGCCAGTTGCCCAGCCGCGCCACTGTCACATGAGGAGCCGGATCAGTTCGATCACGACTACAATTACCCTCGGGTCGACTTCAATTTTGAAGCCTTTTCCGCGGAGAAACTTGAATGTCATAACCACCTCGGCGGTTATGCTCAGACGTCCAAGCACAGTTTACGGAAAGTGGATCCACGCTTTTGAGTCACCATTGTCGATGGCAATGGGACGGGAATGATGCAGCCGTTTGGCCGTTCAGCAGGTGCGAGGGCGTATGCTCCCTCGTCGACCTCATCTCGGTGCCGTCTTGCGCTTGGTCCGGACGGACTGCGGGCTCGGTCCGCCTCTGAGTTCTTGGTTACAATGGCTGATTCTTCCGGGTTCGTCAATATGTGGTACATCCAAACAACCGCATCTCTATATATAGCGACGCGTTGTCGTTCCCATTGCCTGGCGCTGCCTCCTCCGGCGACGGGCGATCATGCGGCCGGCTCCTGTAATGGTTGAGCTGGCCGCACTTTGTTCATCGTAATACCGCCCTTAATCAGGGCCTCGCTGCGTCCTCACGAGCAACTGCCATTCAATGGCGCCCTTGGATACGCTGTGTTGCCTGTGATTTTGCGGCGGGAATGGGTCGCCCTCGTTGCAAGCGGCTTCGTCGCGGCAATTGGTGCAAACATAAATGCCAGAGTATGGAACCTTCGCGCCTGGTTTGTAGGTCGGCTTGAAGACTTCAGACTCTTTGTAGGTCACCTCAGCTTTATTCATATAATTTGCCAATAGTCATTTCTCCTAGGGTAAGCGCAACCGCAATTTCCGTTTCGGTTGAGATTCTCAACATACTCAACCTAAAGGGACTTACAACACCTCAGTCATCGAGATTTGTTGCGGCATCTGAGGGGGAATCAATGCCGAAACGAGCACAGCCATTCCGCCCACCATCCCAACGCTCCGCACAAGAGCGAAAGCGTGATGCAGATCGCAGCCGGTACGATACGCCCTGGCGCGCCTGGTACGGCACCAAGCGTTGGCGAGCGATCAGAGAAGCGCAGTTGAGCGCTCATCCTCTCTGCGTCATGTGCCTTGAGGATGAGGTCGTCGAAGCTGCAACCGTTTGTGACCACGTCACGCCCCACCGCGGCAGCGAAGAACTCTTTTGGTCCGGTCCGTTCCAATCCCTCTGTGCTCATCACCATAACAGCGCCAAGCAGCGCGAGGAGCGCAACGGGGAGGGGCGTGGAACATCGCTCGGACCGTTGGGCGGCCTACCGGCGGCCTAAGAAAAAATTCACGTCCGCAAAATTCGAAATCGGAGTTTGGTGCCATGGCAAGGCCGAGGAAGCCGACGGCTGCCCTCGAATTGAAGGGCGCCTTCAAGAAAGATCCGCAGCGCAAGACCGCGCGCAAAAACGAGCCAAGGCCGACTGCCCCAGTTGGCGCAGCGCCTGAACATTTCGACGCTGAAGAGCGGAAGCTTTGGGATGAGCTCGCCGGCTACGGTTTCTGGCTCACCGACGCAGACCGGCTGATGCTCGAGGTCGCCGTCAAGCTAATGGCGCTGTTTCGCAAAAACGCACTCGACGGCGGCGGCATTTCCAAACTGATTGGCGCGCTGGCCAAACTCGGCTTCAGCCCGACCGACCGTAGCAAGGTTCAGGCGCCAGGCGCCAAGGAGCCGGATTCGGACCCGTTCGCGGATTTCAAGTGAGCTCATGCAATATGACATTGACGCCGAGAAGTATCCGCACGTTGCGGCTGGCTACCGTTATGCTCTTGATGTGGTTGGAGGTCGCATTCCAGCGTGCGAGTACGTTCAGCAGGCGTGCCAACGGCAACTGGATGACATTTCCCGCTCGATAGGCGAGGAGAGGTGGCTCTACTATTTCGATCACGATGCAGCGGAGCGCGTCTGCAAGTTCACCTGCTTTTTGCCGCACATTAAGGGGCCGCTGGCCGGGCAGAACCTTACTCTCGAGCCCTGGCAGTCTTTCATCCTGACAACTGCATTCGGCTGGCTGCGGCACGATAATAACAAGCGACGTTTCCGGCGCGCATACACAGAGGTGCCCCGCGGCAACGGGAAGACGACACTCTCTGACGGACCAGCGCTGTATTGCGGTTTTGGTGAGAAGGAAGGCGGCGCCGAGGTCTACTCTGCGGCGCGCACCCGAGACCAGGCCAAAGTGGCGTTTTCGGCTGCGCAGGCGATGCTTCGCCGCGCCACGGCATTGCGGACAGCACTCGGCATCGATGTTGAGGCCCACCGCATTATTCAAATGCGGTCGAACAGCTATTTCGAGGCGCTTTCCGCCGATGCGGACTCCCTCGACGGTAAGAACGTCCATTTTGCGCTGATCGACGAGCTTCACGCCCACCGTGACCGCAGCGTTTACGATGCAATCGAAACCGGCGCGGGCAAGCGCAACCAGTCGATGGTCTGGGCCATCACCACGGCCGGCGCTGATAAAACCGGAATCTGCTACGAGCACCGCGCTTATACGGTCAACATTCTGAAGGGCACAGCGCAGGACGACACCTACTTCGGCATCATCTACACGATCGACAAGGATGATGATTGGACCGAAGAGGCCACGTGGCGCAAGGCGAATCCGAACTACGGGATATCCGTTGAGCCGGAGCACATAGCTGCGCTTTGCCGCAAAGCGATGTCGTCGCCGGCATCTCAGGCGAACTTCCTGACGAAGCACCTGAACGTCTGGATCCAGACGAACGAAGCGCTTTACGACATGCGCGCTTGGGATCGATGCTTCGACGACGAGATCGATATTGAGGACTTCGCCGGCGAGCCTTGCCGCATCGCTGTGGATCTGGCTTCGAAGATGGACATCGCCGCCGTTATTGCGCTGTTCGAACGCGACGGCAAGATTTACCCGTTCGCGCGCTTTTACGTACCGGAGCAGGCAATAATCGAAAGCCGCAACGATTCATATCGTGGCTGGGAGGCCGAACAGAAGCTCGTTGCCACTACAGGCGATGTGATCGACATCGATAGGATCGAGCAGGACATCCTTGAGATGTCGAGCCGATTTCATGTTCTGGAGATCGCGTATGACCCTTGGCAGGCGCAGCAAATGGCCAACCATTTGGTCGCGCAGGGCGCCAACGCCGTCGAGTATCGTCAGACCGTTCAGAACTTTTCGGAGCCGACTAAAGAGCTCGACGCGTTGATGCGATCTGGCAAAATCGCTCATCCATACGGGCCGCGCGACCCTCTGTCGTGGATGATTGGCAACGTTGTCGGACACTACGACGCGAAAGAGAACGTCTACCCGCGCAAAGAGCGCCCCGAAAACAAGATAGATGGCGCGATCGCGCTAATCATGTGCCTCGGGCTGCACCTGCGCGCATTCGGCGGAGCACAAGCGCCTTCTCCCTGGGAAGATCCCAACTTCAAAATAGCGGTGGTTTGATGTGGCCATTTAGAAAAGCCGCCGCGGAAACGCGAGCGAGTCTGGAAAACCCGAGTGTTCCGCTTTCTGACGTGAACGCCTGGCGTACTCTGATGGGCGAATGGCACGGGGTGGCCGGAGTTGTCGTGACGCACGAAACGGCGCTTGAAGTGCCGGCAGTGTGGTGTGCGGTGAATTTCATTGCCAACACGATCGCCAGCCTTCCACTGCAGGTGTTCAAGAAGAGCGGAGAGGGACGTGACACCGTCGAGTCTGACCCGCTTTACGGCATCCTGCATGACGCGCCGAACGACGAGCTCACGTCGTTCATGTGGCGTAAGGGCATGATGATTAACGTTTTGCTGCGTGGCCGCGGTGTTTCGTTCATCGAGCGAAACAAGGCCGGCAGGGTGATGAACATCTGGCCCCTCGACACCGACAAGCTGACGATCGAGCGCAAGAGCGGACGGAAGCTTTACCATTACGACGACGGTGCGCGGAAAGTCACCTATGCAGCTAACGAAGTCCTCGACCTGACTTTCATGCTGAAGCCGGATGGCGTGTCTCACGTCGATCCGATTAGCAAGCTGAGAGGTGCAGTTGGCCTAGCGCTTGCGTTGGACGAGTACGCCCGCAAGTTCTTTGCGAACGGTGGCGTGCCTCCTTTGGCGCTTTACGGTCCGATGCCGTCGCCAGCAGCCGCATCGAGGGCGTCGCAAGACGTCGAGAAGGCGGTGCGAGACGCCAATGCCGAGCGTCGAAATGTCATGATCATGCCGACAGGGCATGAATTGAAGGCCGTAGGCGTCGATCCGGAAAAATCGCAGATGGTGGAGTCCCGCCGTCTCGGGATCGAGGAAATCGCTCGCATTTACGGCATCCCGCCCGTCTTCCTGCAGGATCTGACTCACGGCACGTTCAGCAACACGGAACAGCAAGACCTCGCATTGACCAAGCACCTTATTTCCCAGTGGGTTAAGGCGTGGGAGCAGGAGTTAAACCTTAAGCTGTTTTCGGCGCGTAACCGCACCAGGTTCTGCGAATTTAACGTCGACGGATTGCTCCGGGGAGACTTCAAGACGCGCATGGAAGGCTATGCAAAGGCGATCCAGAACGCGATCAACACACCAGACGAGGTGCGCGCGATGGAGAACTGGCCAAAGCATGGCGGCGAAGCGGAAAAGCTTCATATCCAAGGCGCCACTGTCCCTCTGGGCATGCAAAGCATGGTCGCGAAGCAGCCAGCCAACGACAACAAACAAGACGAGGCGGACGCCGCATGACGAAGATCGAGAAACGCGGCGGCACGCTTGGCGTCGAAACGCGAGCCGCCGATGAAAAGCGTACGCTGGTTGGGTATGCGGCTGTCTTCGACGTCAGCGCCGATATCGGCGGCTGGTGGATCGAGCGCATTGCGCCCGGTGCCTTTGCCGACGCCATTGGCGGAGACGTGCGAGCCCTCGTCGATCACGACATGGGCCGGGTCATTGGGCGCACCGTCAGCGGGACGTTACGTCTGTCCGAAGACAGCAAAGGCCTGCTCTGCGAAATCGACATCCCGAATACCACTGACGGCAACGACCTTTGGGAGCTCGTTGAGCGGGGCGATATTTCTGGGATGAGCTTTGGTTTCCATGTGACCAAGCAAGAGTGGGACGAGACTGTCGACCCACCCGTCCGCACGATCCAGGGTGTCGATCTCATAGAGGTCAGCGCCGTCGCGTGGCCAGCATATGACGACACAACAATCGGCAAGCGAGCACTGCAGGAGTGGCGGGCCGCTAATTCTGCCGACGAAGAAATCACAGATCCGGCGGCAGCGCCGGTAAGCAGGGCGGCCCACAGAGCCCGCCTGAAAATGGACCTTGATCTCAGGGTCCGCAGCACGCGCTGACCAAGCGCTGTCACCCACCAAAAACTGATCCCACTGAGCTCGCTTCCGCGGGCTCTTTTCGTATGGAGACTACATGTCCAAGATTACCGAACTGCGGGAAAAGCAGCAGAAGCTCGTTGCTGACGCCCGCGCGCTCCTGGCAGACATTAAGGACGACACCGCAGAAGCACGTGTCGCCGAACTCGAGTCGCAGCACGACGCCGCTATGGCCGAGTACGACCGCCTTGAAGCCCGCATCAAGCGCGAAGAGGCTCTGGAAGCGCGCGAGCGCGACTTGAATGCCGCTGACGATCGCCGCCCGACCGGTGAAGATCGATCGGTGCAGGGTGGCCGGCAGGAGAACGCCGACGAAGCCCGCGCTTCGGCCTTCCGGAGCTATCTCCGACACGGCCTTGAAGACATGCCGGCTGAGCAGCGGAAGATCGTTCGCGAGATGCGCGCTCAGGCTGTCGGTACTGATTCTAAGGGCGGCTACCTTGTGCCGGAAGGCTTCATGGCCGAACTGGTCAAGTCGCTCAAGGCTTGGGGTCCGATGCTGGATCCGGGCGTCACGCGTGTGCTGACGACCACTGCCGGCAATTCGATTCCGTGGCCGACGATGGACGACACCTCCAGCGAGGGTTCGCTCATCGGCGAAAATACTCAGGTCACCGAGAGCGAAGTGGCGTTCGGCACAAAGACCCTCGAGGCCTACAAGTACACCTCCGGTGTTGTGCTCGTCTCTGCCGAGCTTCTGCAGGATTCGGCGATCGACGTCGAAGGAACCGTGCGTTCCGCGATGGGGGAGCGCATCGGACGCATCGGCAACCGACACTTGACTGTTGGTACCGGCTCGAGCCAGCCGAACGGCATCGTCACGGCAGCTACCGCTGTGACGGGCGTTGCTGCTGCTGCTGCGATCACCTTCGACAACCTGATCGATCTCTTCCACGCCGTGGACCCCGCGTATCGCGACGACCCGTCCGCGCGCTGGATGTTCAACGACGGCACGCTCAAGGCGCTGAGAAAAATCAAGGACGCGGAAGATCGATATGTGTGGCAACCGGCCGATGTGAGGACGGGAGCACCCGCGACCATTCTCGAGAAGCCGTACAGCATTAACCAGGCAGTGGCTGCAATCGGTGCCTCCAATAAGTCGGTCGTGTTTGGCGCGTTTAACCGCTACGTCGTCCGCATGGTGCGCGAATTCGCGATCCGCCGCCTCGTTGAGCGCTACGCCGACTACGATCAGACCGGCTTCATCGGCTTCACCCGTCTTGACGGCGAGTTGCTCGACGCGGCCGCGGTCAAGACGCTCCAGCACGCTGCGTCCTAACGAGAGGAGGGAGGCCTCGGCCTCCCTATTCCCATGAAGATCAAAGTTTTGTCGAGCCTGGCTGGCGATACATTTTCGTACCGCCGCGGCGAGGTTGTTGATCTCGACGTTTTCAAGGAGCAGGTGGGCGCAGGTTGGGAGACTCTTAGTGAGATGCTCGATGACGCTGCTCCACCGGCAACTGCACCGCCCAAGGGACGTCGAAAATGAACGAATGGACACGGCTGGTCAGAACGGTTGCGCCGGCAGGACCGGCCGTGACCCTCGCAGAGGCCAAGCGCCATCTGCGCGTATTCCACGACGATGACGACGATGACATCACGTCTATGATTGCAGCCGCGGAAGCATCGATCGAAGGCCCGAGCGGCATTGGCATTGCGCTGCTTTCGCAGACCTGGCGGCTGTCGCTTGACCAATTTCCTTGTGAAATCATCGTTCCGCTAGGCCCAGTGACCGGCGTCACGTCAGTCACGTACCGGGACGGTGCTGGACTCGAACAGCTGGTATCGGGTCTGCGATACGACCTGGACCAGCAGCCGCTACGAATTTGGTCGGCTCGCGATACCGCTTGGCCTACTATCACGTGCGAACCGGGAGCGGTGAAGGTCACATTTGAATGCGGCCATGAAATCTTACCGCAGGATCTCCGATGGGCGCTGCTGCTCCTCGTTGGCCACTTCTACGAAAACCGTGAGGCGGTAGCGGACGGCGGCATGGCTGAGTTGCCGCTGGGCGTCGCATCAATTCTTGAACGCTACAGAGTCGGCCGGGTGGCCTGACTGAAAAGGACATTCTATGGCCGATTTGAGCATAAATTCCGCCCTCGTCGTTGGCGGCACGAATTCCACGCGCGACACCGGCACAGCGGGTGAGACGATTACCGCTGGGCAGTCGATTTATCTCGACGCAGCCACGAACAAGTGGATGAAGTCGGACAACAACGGCACTGGCACACGCACCGTTCACGGCATTTCCCTGAATGGCGCGTCGCTGAACCAGCCCGTGTCGATCCACAAGTCTGGTGACATCACCATCGGCGCAACGCTGGTCGCGGGAACCGATTACTGGCTCAGCGGGACCGCAGGCGGAATCTGCCCCCGCGCAGACCTTGTGGCCGGAATGGACACGATCCAGATCGGCATTGCGAAGAGCACGACCGTGCTTTCGGTCGACATCCAAGATCCCGGCGTGACGCTCGCCTAATGGCTTGGGTCCGGTTCGATCAAAGTTTCAACTGGGTCCAGCCGGGTTTCACGATCGCGTACAAAGCCGGAATGGCGCTCAACGTCACGAGGGCTTGCGCCGACGAGGCCATCAGCAAGGGCGCCGCAGTAAAGATTGCGGCGCCGCGTAAGGAGAACACGGATGGCCAAGAAACCAAGCGCCGGCCGCATGCATCAAAGGCTGCACTTTCAAAAACGTGAAATCGTTGATGATTCTTACGGCAATGAGGTGGCGGGGCCGTTCGAAACAGTCTTCACCGCGGCCGCCGAACTGATTCCGCTGCGAGGTGGTGAACCTGTGCAGGCGGCCAGGCTGGTTGGCGTGCAGCCCTACACGGTTCGAATTCGCAGTTGCGCTGCTGCGCGTGAGGTGACCCCCTCATGGCGCATTGTGGACGCTCGCAATGCGTCGCGCGTCATGAATGTCAGGACCGTCACCAACCCAGACCAGAAAAACGCGTGGCTCGATCTGCTGGTCGATGATGGGGTGGCGACGTAATGGCGCTCAAGGCGAAGGTTTTGGGCCGCGAGGCTCTTACGCGAAGGCTGAATGAGTTGGCGCCCGCTGTCGAGAAGTACGCAGCGGAGGCAAAGCTCGAGATCGCGAAGGAAGCCGCCACTCGGATTGCCGCTAAGGCGCCACGCGGCGCAACTGGCGACTATGCTGCCAGTATTCAAGGCGCAAAACTGGTCGACAACCCAGACAAGCGGCAGGTCGGCGTGACACAGACGAAAGACAAGGACGCTGCCGGCATCTTTGCCAAGTTCATTTGGCGTTTTTTGGAGTTCGGGACCGCTCCGCACAATGTCGCCCCCGGTGGCGGCAACATCAGTTTCAGCGGCGAAGCGCACATGCATCCCGGCACAGCGGCGCAACCGCACGTCTTTCATACATGGCGAGCCTATCGCAAGGCGGCGCGACGCAAGCTGTTGGCAGCCGTCAACAAGGGCGTGCGGGAAGCACAGGGTAAGCGCTGATGGCCAGTCCAGAATTGGAGCTCCAGGGCGCTATAGTTGCGCGCCTAAAGGCTGACGTCGGCCTGATGGCGCTGATCAACGGCGTTTACGATCAACCACCAGATACGGCATTCGCCACGCCAAAGGAATCGTATGTCACGATCGGCGAGGCGCAGTTTCTACGCGACGATGCGACGTGCATAAGCGGCGGCGAAGTTTATCTGACGATGCACGCCTGGTCGCGCAAAGTTGGATACCCCGTAGCAAAGCAGATAGCCGACGCGGTCGCGGAAAGCCTGCATCTGGCGCCGCTCACGCTCGCAACAAATCGCCTGATCTCAATCATGCACCGTCAGACGCGGGTCTTCCGCGATCTGGATGGGCTGACCAGTCACGCTGTTATCGACTTCGTGGCCAACGTCGAAAAGCCCTAGCGGCAAACACGCAGCGCCGCGGCGATCACCTAACCAAACACCACCATCCCGGCCATGTGCCGGGTTTTCATATGAAGGAACCTACACATGGCAAATGGACAGCAGCTCGGCCGCTCTCTTTTGATCAAGATCGGCGATGGCAACACGCCGGAAGTTTTCAGCAATCTCTGCGGTCTGAAGACGCGCAGTTTTAATATGTCGGCGAACGAGGTCGACACGACCATCCCGAGCTGCACGAACCCTGGCGGCCCGGTGCAGAAAACTAGCCGGCCCGGCATTTCCAACCGCACGTTCAGCGGCTCCGGCGCATTCGTCGCTGGCGCAGCCATGAGCGCGTTCATGGGCTATGTCCGCGGCTCCACGGCTTTCAATGCGCAGGTCGTCGTTCCTGGCGACGGAACTTACGAAGGAAGCTGGATGGTCACGGACTTCGAATTCTCTGGCGATGTGGAGCCGAACATGGAGTTCAGCGCGACCTTCGTTGCTGCCGATGAACTGACGTTCACGGCTGAGGTGTAATCCATGGCTGACGAGGAGAAGAAGTCGGTGAAGCCGTTTCCGCTTGAGGTGAATGGTGCGCGCGGCGAAGTCGCCCTGTGGGTTGGCGATGTGCCACTGGTCATCGCCGCCACCATGAGTGGCCTCGCCGCTGTATCGACGCGCCTTGAGTGCAAGTCGTTCCAGGAGCTGTTCATGCGCCTTTCTGGCGTCGAGGCAGCTGCAACGCTGGCCGGCCTTGAACTACTCACGGTTCGCGGCGACCGGCTCGCCGCAATCAACGAGCTGAAGTTGAAGCACTTCAAGGACTGTGCTGCGGCGTTCAACACTGCTCTTGCGCACCATTTCGATGGTGGCGAGGGAAACGCCCAGGCCGTCGACGAGACGGCCAACTAGAACAGGCCGAGCTGTCCCCGTGGCGTGAGTGGATGCGCATAGCGCTCGGTGGCCTTGGCTGGCGTCCCGTTGATTTCTGGGGCGCCACGCTGACCGAGTTTTTCGAAGCAATCCACGGGCGGAACGAGGCCAACGGCGTCGACGAGGGGCCGAAGCCGCCATCGAAGGGCGAAATGGATGCTCTGCTGGCGAAGTATGGTTAGGGCGCTGGTGCGATCGGCGCCAACTTTACGGCAGTTCCGCTGGCGGCCACGAATAGAATGCCGGCGCCGCCCGTTGAAAGCTCATTGTAATCGAGGTCTACGGCGATGACGGCATCAGCGCCCAGCGCCGACGCCTCTCGCCTGAGCTCGTCCAGGCAAGCTGTGCGCGCCTCCTTGAGGGACTTTTGAGCAGAGTTTGACCTGCCCCCTACGAAGTCGCGCCAGTTATTCGCAATGTCCCGAAACACATTCATTCCCAGCGCGGCCTCTGCCGCAACGATTGAGACCACGCGCTCGATTGTCCGATTAGGAACGTCAATGGACGTCGTCAGGATGATGTTGTGGTTAGAGGTCCCGGTCGGCGAACGTGTCCCATTCGCTGTCGACTGTTTCTTACTCGAATAATTGAAGCACTCGTCGCAGACGCCAAGTTGCACTTGGTGATCTGGCTTCGCCGCTCCGCACTCTTTGCAATATGCCATCCCCATCCCCCAAGAGCCCGCTACCACGCGGGTTTTTCCATTTTCTAGGATATTCGCCTGATGGTTGAAAAGACAGATGATCTTGTAATTTCCATCAGCACCGACCTTGCTACGGTTAAAAGGAGCCTGAAGCGGCTCGAGGCAGACATTTCGTCGACCACTGGCAAGGTGGAAAAACAGTTCAATGCTCTCGGAAATGGCATAGACAAATCCATGTCGACGGCGCTGCAAAAGCGCATCGACGGCATGGTTGGGATCGGTACGCGCAGCGCCAAGGAGTGGAGCGGCGCGCTCGCCGATCAGGGCAAAGAGCTTGAACGTCTTCGCGCTCGCTACTCGCCGCTTTTTGCGACGATCAACAATTACAAGGCTGCGGTTGCCGATATTAAGCGCGCGCACTCGGTCGGCGCCATCTCGGCAAGCGAGATGACAGCCGCCATCCAGCGTGAGCGGCAAGCTGCGCTGGCGAGCACGGCTGCGATCAAAGGCAGGAATGCGGCCCTGGCAGCTACGCCGCGCTTTGGTCGCGCAGGCAATAACGGCTTCGAAACCGCAAACATTGCGGCCCAGTTTCAGGACATTGCCGTAACGTCGGCGATGGGTATGAATCCGCTGCAGATTGCCTTGCAGCAGGGCACGC